CCTGTGGATAACTTTACCGTCATTTGCCCTGTTTTGCCTGTTTTTTGTGCATCTTTTTGTTAACCGGTTTTTGGTTAATTTCATCGCGCGCGCGTAGTTTATCGGGTTGTGTGTCTTCTTTGCTTTCGATCAATCTGTCCTTAGCCGCATCGTTGACCTTCGTCAGCAGCTCAAGATAACTGCCGCCCTTTACCGCCTGCACATCGACCTGCTGCCTGTCGCCATACATCTTCGGCGTCATACGAGCTGCTTGCCACTTGAGTATGTCAGCAGCGACGCGTGCGCTTGCTGGGTCGATCAGCCCGGTCTTCGCCTCGCGCTTTATATCGTCAAGCTCGTCAGCAAGCACCATACCGCGAAACTCTAACGCCAAGCGATATTGCTGCTCAAACTCAGGGTCAGCCGCTATGCGTGTTGAGATTGTCACCCAAGCTGGCATCGACGGGTCTTTGCAAACTTTAGTCACCGGCTCACCACTGGCGACACGTTCCAGAAACTTGTTCAATACTTCCTGCGGCGTCTTAGCTGACATCGTCATCCTCTTCGTAATCGTCATCTTCCAAAGTCACAATCAGCGTCGGCTTGTCCTCAATGATGAGCAGCGGCTCTTTGCACATACTGCACACGATCGACTGCATGCCCTCATACACAAAACCCTTTGTCTCTTCGCCGCACCAGTCGCACGTCACTGGGTCGGTGAAGAAGTGGACGACGTGACGCTCACCGAATTTGATTATCTCAGCCATCAACGTCCACGCATTCTGCCGCACACGCCAGATACCCGGCGCCGTCAACGTAGTTGTCCTCGTGGAACGGGTTGCTCTTGATGCGCGCTATCTTTAGCAGCGCCATCATCACCCCAACGTCTTGCGGCTCGATCTTGTAACCCAGATGCGTCGACCAGTACGTCGCAATAGTCGCAAAGTTGTTTTCCATATCGCCGTGATCGTTAGCACGATCCTTCGTCACATATGCCTTAGCCGTATCCAAACAGTCTGCTCGCTTCATTCCGCATTATCCTTTACGTCCACTACTTTTAAACCACACACGATGCAATCGTATTTCTTTTTGTATCCGTCATCGCCTCGTATCAACATAAGCGACCGGCACCTCGGGCAACGCTGCTGCGATAGCAGCCTAGCCATTGATCCGTCACCCCGCTCAATCTTCGACATCGCTTCCCTCACTAAACGGCACACTCAGCGTAGCTATCGGCGCGTAGCCCCGCATCAACTCGCGCGGCCACACATCGACCTTAACACCCGCCTCACTGCGCTGCACGTTGACTGTCAGGTTCTTGATGTCGATCCACGTCGACTTGCCGAGCAGCATGTACTCGCGATCCTTTAGCACGTCATCGCGCTCGGTTTCGTATTCCATCAGAACGGCACCTCGTCATCAAGCAGCAACTGGTTTTTCACTATACTCTCAACCACGGCGCCGGGGAAAACATTTTTCGCCTCATCGACCAGCGTCTTTGCCTTGTTCTCTTCCAGCCACTTTTCCAGAATGACGCCGACCTCGTCAACCGTAAACACTTTCATCTCGCGGTTATCCTGCTTCACCTTGCCCGCCTCATACCCATTGGCCGTAATCGCCAGCACCGTGCCGTCCGGCATCCTGCCCTCGATATACTCGCCGGTCAGCGGCTGCGCGCCACCCTCTATCGCCGCACGCTCGATGGCGGCGCAACCCCTGAGCGTCACCTCGACCTCGTGGTCGACGCCCTCACACTTGTCGATAGCCGCGTTTAACTTGTCGAGCTGCTCGTAAAACCTGTCACGCAATTCCAGCGGCACGAGCCACGGCAGTCTGTCGATGCCCCACTTCCGCTCCAGCCGGTTAACCTCGTCATCGTACTTATGCAGGCTCTGCTGCTGACGCCTCATAGCCGCTTGGCTCGGCTGATAGAACACCTTGTTCGTCTTCGGCTTACCTCTCGCCGTTCTCTTTTTAGCCACCATAATATTACCCCTTTCGATTGGTCGTAAATTTGGTCGGTCGCTCGGCGCACCTATAGTGGTGCGACCGACCGACGATTGTCGCTTTTAGTGCGACGTCGGTCGCAACGTGCGACCAAATCACGTTATCTAATTGTTTTCGTTTACTATCCATACTCGATTTTCGTCGCATGCTATAATTCGAGCCTCAAGCAAGTCCTTGCGCGCCTTCGACCGGTCTTGCTTGGTGTGATCGGGCGTTTTTTCCTCGTGATACTTGCACCAACTTCGGTAATTCGGCTTCGGGTTTTCCATCTTTATGACGTAATCCTGCAAGCTCTCAAGCGCCAACTGTGCGCCGATGTCGCGCTTGTTCGACGTCTTCTTGACCGGCGCATCCGTCCGCTTCAGCACGACCGACCCGCCACTGACGCTCGACACCGGCTCCATCAGCAGCGTGATGTCGTCGATCATCTCGGCATCCTTCTGCTTCTCGATACGCATTGTGACGGTATCCTCGTCCTTGACGACCGCTATGGATGCGTCAACGGCGCCTAGAATGGCCGACGAGCCTCTGGCCTGCCGGTCAGAATTTTTGCCGCTGTGATGCACAAACACGACCGCGCAATCAAACATACGCTTTAGCGCATCAGCCGCCGCTATCGCCAGACCAGCCTCTTGAGCCGAGTTCTCGTCCGCCCCCAAGAGCGCCCTCGCTAATGTGTCGACGTAGATGCACGTCCACTGCCGGTCGAGCCGCTCTATCGAATACATCAGCTTCTCGATGTCCGCCTGATCGCGGAAATTGACCGCCAGAGGCAGCATGTGGAAGTGACCGCTGGCACCCAGCCCGTGCGACATCTTCCACGCCTTGACGCGTTTCCCCATACCACCCAATCCTTCCCCGCAGATATACAGCACATCGCCCTGCTTCGTCGGAATGCCCTGCCACTCGATGCCGTGCGCCTGACACAGCGCCATATCGAGCGTGATGAAGCTCTTGCCGCTGCCGGGCGCGCCGTAGATCATGCTCAGCCCGTGCGCCGTGATAAGCCCGTGATCGCCGTCACCGACCGCCCAAGACACCGGCGGCATGCTGATGAGGTAATCCTCATCGACGAAGTCGTAGTATTCGCGCTCCGGCTCACCGGCATTATCATTGACCGCCTCATCCTCGACCGTCGGCGCCGCGAGCAGCATTGGCGCCGCCTTAACCTCGGACAGCACGTCCTCAATATCCCGACCGCCGGCGAGGTAGTCGACGACGTCGCCCTTGTCCGCCAGCCCCGACAGCTCGACGACTTTGACCGCCGCCGCACCGTCGAAGATATTGGCGACGACCGTGTCGGCGTGCGCCCTGCCCGCGTCATCGTTGTCAGGCAGGATCACGACATTGCGCCCCTGAAACCACTTGTTCAGCTCGGGCTTCCAGTTCTTCGCGCCGCCATTGTTGGTTGTGGCGACGATGCCGTGCCGCGCCAACCTGTCGGCCGCCTTCTCGCCCTCGACGATAAACACCGGCATGTCGGGTCGTGCCAGCATTTCGTGCAGCCGGTACGGCACCGGCGTCACGCCGTCGAGGTTGTGCAGCCAGCCGCCGTTACCGTCCGGCCTGACCTGACGAAACGTCTTCGGCTCGTATCGGCGTATCTGGTAGACGACCTCGCCGTGTTCGTCTGTGTAGTCGTAAACCGCGCTCATAAACCGCGCCGGTTGCAGCTTCACCTGCGTCTGCTTCTGTATGCCGAATTTCTTTTCGAGTATGTCTGGGATGCTTCCCATAACTGTGGCGCCCTCATTGGCGCGCACCAAGTCGACGACACCGCCGCCCTCGTTGGCCTCGAAGTCAAACCAAGTGCCTTTGCGTAGGTCGACTTCCTTCGAGCCGTGCGTACCCCAGCGCAGCGTGTGGCCGCGCTTGTGGTTAGGCTCGCCCCAGTACGCCTTGGCGACCGTCTCTATATAGCTTGCGATATTGCTCATAATAAACCCTCGACCCCTGTTCCCTTGAAGGTGGCGGGCGACGCCAAGGGAAAACGCCGCCCGCCCACGCACTAGAACAGGTCGCTGCCTGCGCTTGCAGCGGCCGGTGGTGTAGCCGCTACTGGCGGCGCTACCGGTGCTGGTGCGTGTTCTTGTGGTGCTGCGGCACCATCCATTGCGGCCGGGCGATCAACCCAGTTCACGATGCTCAGAACCGGCGCCTTGAAGCGCAGCTCACCCTGCGGCGACTGCATCTTGATCGTCTCAGGCGTGCCGGCCTCGATAACCGGGATCTTGCCGGGGTTCGCATTACGCTCAGCCATAAACTGGTCGTGCAGCTTGTCGACCACCCGCAGCACAGTCTTCGCGCTGTGGCTAAACTCACGAGGGCCACTCTCGCCGCTGACGACGATACGCATGCGGAACGCCTGCTTGTGTTCATCAGACGGCTTCGCCAACATTGCGTCGCCAATCTTAACCATATGGAAGTCAGGCGCGCCCGAGGCAAAGCTCAGCCAGCCCACTTCCATCGCGTCGAGATCTGCGGCGAATTTAAAACCCGGCGCAATGTCCTCTTCGTTCTTCTGCCAAGTGCCGTCCGCCCCTTGCACGCGGTCTTGCTTGATCCAGTCACCACCCTTCGCATCGAATTTGATGATCGGTAAAATGTCCCCGCTGGAACGGGCTTCTGTAGAAAATCCTAATGCCATAACGATTTGCTCCTTAACATCAACATTAGTTATTGAATGACCTGATTACTCGCAGGTCGCTTAGTTGGTAGTAGGCACAGACGTCGGCGTCCTGTGGATCGCCTCGGTCTGACCGACCACCCTTCCGAACCTCGAAGTCGCTGGCAAAGTCCAGACGCGCCAGACAGTCGAGGTAGAGAATTATGAGATAAGACGGCAAACCAGTCGTGTCTGTCAACTGCCTTGCCTTTAAAACTTTCGATAGGCTGATCATCACCGACGGGTATGCGTCGCGTTTTACACGGCGCGCCTTGACCTCAGCGAAGCCGCAGACCGACCCGCCGTCGCGCATATCGTGTATTGCGAAGTCCAG